TAAATTGTGCATAAAAATAAATTATAATAATATTTTAATTTATTTTTTATTTTTACGAGTTTTTTTATTACACATATTGCGTTTTTTATATGTTTTTGAAATATTTTTTAACATAGTATTTCCTTTTGTAATTTTTAATTCTTTATTTATATTTGAATATGTTAAACTAGGTGTTTTATTATTTAATTGATTTTTAGATATTCCGTAATATTCTTTATATAACGTATCAATACCTGAATATAACATATTTTTTTGAGGTATTTGTAATTTTTGTATGATATAGTGTAAATTTTGTTCACTTTTACAATCTACTTCCATAAATTCTGGTATTCCTGGCCATGTATCAAATACGATTTCATTTACTTTTGGATGTTTCCATTTTTCACGTGTAGTTTCAATTTGTGATTTCATAATTAATCCACATTGTTTTAAAAATTCAACTGTAGTTTCATAATCTGTATTTACAGCAACCTCGTGTTCTGTTGCATATTTACTTTTACCAAATTGTTTACATGTTATTTTGACATTTTTATTAGATTCTTCACGTACACGAACAAACCCATTTTTTTTATTATTTTGACGATAAAAAATAGAACGCCTCATACATATTTTTGGATGTACTAAACGTGCTCCTATTTTTTTGATTTTATTTTTTAAATTTTGTATATTTTCATTAATAATTTTAACTTCATATTCTTTTGCCATATATTGTATATAGAATTTAATTTATACAATATATTTATTTACTGTTCGGTTTGTGCTAATTCAGCAATAACTGAAATATATGAATCATTTAATTCAAATCTTTTACCGATAATTTTTGCATTTATAAATTCATTTTCTTTAATATTTATAAATTCATCATTGTTATTATGATGATCGCGTGCAATAAATATAACCAATGGAGTAGGTTCATCTTTTTCAGAAATCTCTGCACGAATTCCTGCTTTTGTTACATTTTTTACTTTTGCACGAACAACCATGCCTTCTACAGGATAACATACTTTATATTGTATAACTATTGTAAATTCTACATTGTTGCCACGTAAAGAACCACTTGAATAATTAACAACATGTAGAGTATGTGGTTTTACATAACCATTTGTGTTGCATTTCTTTTCTAATTTATCCTTTAATTTCTTTTCAATGATATTTTTTAAATCTTTATTAATTTCTTTAAATTTTAATATAATTTTTACAGTATCTAATACATCCGAATATAAATCTATATTTTTTTGTTTCTTTTGTTTTTTATCCAAAACTGATTTAAGTTTATTAATTGTTGTATTTTTAGATTCTAAATCAATCGCATCCTCTTCAGGAGGACTATATGACGGCGATTTAGGAACGAGTTCACCCTCTTCAGGAGGACTATATGACGGCGATTTAGGAACAAACACATTGTCATCAGGAGGACTATATGAAGGTGATTTCGGACGTGATGAATCTGAAGGAGGACTATATGAAGGTGATTTCGGAACAAACACATTGTCATCAGGAGGACTATATGACGGCGATTTTGGTCGTGATGAATCTGATGGAGGACTATATGAAGGTGATTTAGGAGTGAATACTTTTGATGTAGAACTATCTATTGGTATGTTTTCAGCGGGTACTGATCCTGATGTAGGTAATGTTTGTTCATCGTCATAATAATCCTCAGCTGGTGGCGGTGGTTTTGAATATTCAGATGAATCAGTATTTATTGAACTCTCCATTATTTAATATATACATATGTGTTAAAATAGTTTTTTCAATTTTATAATTTTATAGTACTAATATATTTTTTAAATATATTACAAAGAGTTGGTGAGAGAAACCATAATTTATTTTCATAATTTATATATTGGTTGTATCTAAATAATATCTGCAATAGTAAACAAATATGTATAGTTTGACTATTTCGCAATGCCGCTGAAAATGAATATTGAGTAAATTGTGTTTCTATTAATTCCATTAAATCATTTTTATACATTACACTACATACAACTCCTGTTGCTCGCGTTTTATATGTATCTTTGATTTTAAATATAAAATCTTCTTGTTTATTTTTAACTTTATATAATCCTATACCTAAATGGTCACTCATATTAATAATATCTATATTAAATTTTACTTTAATCGTAGATAATGTTTCTTTTTTCATAAAAGCAGAAGTTTCTACCCATTTATTATTTACTTTTTCCAATAATAATATATCATTATCTTTTGAAAATAATAAATATTTTTCATCATCGTATTCAAATGAATATTGATAAATATATTTTTTGATAATAAAAAACATAGGATCTAAATCTTCATTATCAATCATTTGTAAAATATTAAACCGTTTTTCAAATGGTAAATTATCAAATACAATCATATAACAACAGCTATCATTTATAAAATCAATTAATGTTTTCTTATCGGTAATCTCTGATTTACTGATAATATCTAAGATTACATTATATTCGCGTGTTTTTTTAAAAATATCTATTAATTTTGAGTATTCGTTTAAAATATTTGTAGTATCTTTTGATATTTTAGTAATTTCTTTTTCAGTGGATGATTCTTCAAATACGGTATCTAATATAGGTTTTTCAATATCTTCTGGTTCTTCTCTATTAATTTCTTGTATTAATTCTAATTTTGCATGTTTATAATCAACAGGTGTTGATCTTTCTAATAATGATATATTAGTATTTGTAATTTCTTTAGGCTGAAAAAAATATATATCTCCATGATTAACGATATGTCCAACTCTATCAAATATATCTAACACGTCTTCGTCAAAATTAGAAATTAATTTATTTAGTGCTGTTTTTATTTCTTCTGGTGGATATTTATTAAAATGCGTGAGTCTATTTACGATTTCATCATAGTAGTAAAAATGTTTTTCTCTGAATAAAACTTTTATATTAAATATAAGCTGATTGATATTATTATAAACATGAGTTTCATCTAACGTATCTTTATTAATTTCAGAATCAGCTGCATGTAAATTAATTGTTGTAATAGAATTATTGGTAGTATTATAGTCTATACAATTATAACTACAACTTTCCATATAATCACATAATGCAGAAAAAGGTTTATCTCCAATATCTATTATAAGATTTTTTTGATTTGCAAAATATTGTTCTGTTTTAGTATTTAATTTGTCTATAGATAAATTATTATATTCAGATGATAATAAACAATCTATTGACGTTTCTTTTAACAGTCTTGTAATAGCGCCAATTTTTAATGCTTTTATTTCAGATATTCTATATAAATATAAATCAATTCCTTCAACTTGTTCAGCATCTTTGTTTTCTAATAATGTTCCATATAAATAAATTAATACATTACGTTTTTTATATTCTAATAACCGATGACTGCAATTTCTTACAGCTCTACCTATAATTTGCTCAATTCTATTCATATTATACCATGGTTCCATTATATGAACTGATCTAATATTTTTTAGATCAATACCTTCGGACCCAGCCCTGGATATCAATACGACTTTAATAATATCTCCATTTACATTGTCATCATTAACTGCGTTTTTTATTTCATTTGAATTTTGATTACTAATGCTTGTTGTAGCGCCTGTAATCATAGCATATGTTAATTGTTTTCCATTTATAGATTTTTTAGAAGCAATTCTATGTTTACTAATATATCCAGGGTCTAATAAATTATTTTGTTTGGTAAATCTTTTAAATCCGATTTCTTCAAGTGCTAATGCTAATGGTAATAAACCGCCATATATATATTGACTATATACTAACGTAATACCATCATTTTCTAATATAGATTCTACAATTGACCTAATTTTTTCGCTATAATTTCCAATATTCTCAAATGCAAATATACTTTTTTTATTACTCGTATCCAAATATTTATCTTGATAGATATATGGCATTTTATCAATATTCGTAATCATTTTACTAAGCCCGTCTTTACCTATACATTCTTTTAAATTTTCATCTTCAATCTCTTCATACTCATGAGGAAAAACAATATTTAATGCCTCTAATGGCAATTGCATTTTATTATACCCTAATTTTTCAGTTTTGTGTTCTTCTCTATCATCGCTTTTTTGTAATAAAAAATTAATAATTTTGTTATAAATATTGAATTGATATGTTCCTATTCCAACTTTACATACATCTACGTGTTCTAATGGGTGAATTATTGATTGACCATTAAATTGAATACGTGGATAAATATTAGATTCATCTAAGAATGATTTTGAATTATCAAACTGAAATGGAAATATTCTATATGGAAAAGTAAACGGATTCTCACCTCTAACAAAACTAACATATCCTGATATTTTTTGTATAAATTTTTTCTTCCCAATTTCGTCCCCCGTTTCATCGTCAATTAAAAAATCACCATCTTTATTAAATATTTGTTTTTCTTCAATCATAGGACGCCCGTCATTTAAATTCATTAAATTAGTAATCCATATAATTTCTTTATAACTATTAAACATTGGTGTAGCGGATAACAATAATAGTTTAATATTTCGTATAGTTTTAACTAAATAAAATAAATTACTAGCTATTTTTTTACTTTCACTATCGTCACTTACGCGTATATTATGAATTTCGTCAATAATAATAAGTCTGTTTTCAAAAAATGAATTTAATTTTTTTTCTATTTTCTTTTGTTCAATTAAATGGGATAGCTTTGTATATCCTATAAATTCATAACCGTCTTCAATTATTTTATTAATTTGTGTAACAATTGTTTTTTTGGAAGAAAACTTAGTGGTTCTTATTTCGTTTAATAAATTATTACCGACGCATGATTTTAAATTCCAAATACCCTTTTCTTCTTTTAATTTATTTTCATCAAATAATTGTTTTCTAAAATTATCTTGGATATTTGGAGTAGCAACTATTAATATTTTTTTTTTGATTCCTAAATTTTTTAAATATATTCTCATATTTTCACTAATACCTATAGAACTGCATGTTTTACCAGTACCTAATCCATGAAATAATAGTAAACTATTATAAGGAGTATATATACTCAAAAAATTTTTAACAAAAATTTGATGAGGTAATAATTCTGTAAATTCACACGCCACATCGTTAGAATATTCTTCAATATTATCAAATTTAACTTCGTCTTTTTTTGTTTTATTAAATTCTTGTTTATTTGCAATTTTTAAATTAAATTTATTATCATCAATATTGGGATATAATGAAACACTATTTAATATATCAGGCGATAATTCCATACTCATATATTAAGTTTATTTAATTATTTATGTTTAAATATAAAAAATTATTAATAACATTATTAATTTTATCTAACATTTTAATTTTTTCAGTGTTGTATGGTCTTATAGAGTCAATACATTCAGTATAGGTTTTCCATTCCAGTTTAGATACTTCCGATTTTTGAAATTTGTTTAATATATCTATATAATCATCCATAAATGCTAAATAATATTTATGCTTATATGATTTATAATTAGATCCAAAAAAGATTTCTTCATATGGTATTACATTTTCAATTATTTTAATATGTGATTTATCGTATCCTGTTTCTTCTTCAAATTCTCTAATCGCACATTCTAAATCTTTTTCTTGCAAATCTCTTCGTCCTTTAGGAAATCCCCACTCTGGCTCATTCCATGTAGTTTTACTATCTTTTATTAAATCTTCCAATTTAAAATGCGTATTATCTATATTAATACCATCATATAAAGATACCCATTTTTTATATAAGGTTTCTTCATTTTTTTTATTAACATCTAAAAAATCTTTTTTTAGTATTTTGTCCTTTTCACATATTGTCATTTCATTAATAATATTTTTGATATAATTTTTATTATACAATGAATATTTTCCACGTAAAAAATCAGAAAATCCAAAACTATCTTTTCTTCTTATCATTAAATACTCTATACCTCTAGTGGTGTTTCTAAAAATTACAATGCCAATACTTATTATTGGCATCTTACAGTCTTGAAATAGATGACCGTGTTTTCCACAATTATTGCATATATTATAACTAGATTTCATCTATATGTAATAATCATTATATTTTTATGTAGTTTGTAATATAAGTACAATGAAGTTTGACTCAGGTGTTTGGGGACCATCCTTCTGGTTTGTTTTACATAGCATCTCATTTAAATATCCACAATTTCCATCTAATACAATAAAAAAGAAATATTACGAGTTTATTCAAAATTTACCACAATTTATGCCTGATGAAAAAATAGGAAATGAATTCGCAAAATTTTTAGATAAATATCCCGTTACGCCTTATTTAGATAATCGTAACTCATTTATACGATGGGTGCATTTTATTCATAACCGCATTAATGTATATTTAAAAAAGGACATACTATCATTTTCTGATTTTTTAAAAAAATATGAAAAAATATATAGTCACGATAATTTAACACAAACCAGAAATAGTTTAATTAAGAAATATATTGTTTATTTAGTTACTATTATATTTTTGATAATGACAAGCTATTTATTATATAGAAAATAATATAATGTTATATTAGTAATGGATGGTGGTGCTGCAATTGCCTCAGGAGGGTTTGGATGTGTATTCAGACCTTCCATTAAATGTAAAAATAAAAAAACCAAAAAAAATACAGTTAGTAAGCTAATGATTAAAGAGTTGGCTGATAGAGAAATATTAGAAAGTAAGAAAATATTTGATGAAATACAGAAAATACCCAACGCAAATGATTTGTTTATTATACCAGCGGATATATGTCAACCTGGTAATTTAACCCGTGAAGATAAATCACAATTTAATACAAAATGTGATTCTTTATTGAAAGAAAAAATCAATTCAAAAAATATAAATAAATCATTAACTAAGTTAAGAATGATTCAATTGCCTGATGGCGGAGAGGATTTATCTAATTTTTTTCAAAATACACTATTAAGTGTTAATAAATTTATTATAATAAATAATCAATTAGTTAAATTATTGACACAAGGAATAGTTAAAATGAATGATAAATATATTTTTCATTTTGATATTAAAAGTGCGAATATTTTAATAAACGAAAATACTATAAAATTAATTGATTGGGGTTTATCCAATCGGATAAATGCTGAATTTGTTCGTAATAAATTTATTCCAAAGCGTTTAAAATTTAGACCACTTCATTTTAATATGCCTTTTTCTATTGTATTATTAAACGATGAAACTCATATATATATAAATAATTTTTTAAAACATAAGCATACTTTAAATCAACTGGTTGATTTTTTATTTAATTTATATGAAACCAAAATTTCAACAAATATTATAGGCAAACATCATGATGATTTAATTAAATTTATTTTAAAAAGTCATTTATATCCCAAGATTAATCCTGATTTAATTATATTCACATACATGGCCGAAATAGTAAATCATTTTACAGAAAATGGAAGATTTATGGCTGAAAAATATTTTTATAACGTTTATCTTAAAAATTGTGATATATGGGGATTTGCTACTGTTTATTTATTACTTGCAATAGATAATATTGAAAATTTATCAATTGAATATAATGATAAAATGAAGTTTAAAGAAGAAATATATAAAATATTCAGAAAATATATTATTGATTGTTCATTTAAACCTATTCCAGTAAATCAATATGCTAAGGAATTATTAAATTTAAATACACTTATTAAAAATTCAGAAGTAGGAATCTCTAAAAAAGTATATTCAACCACCAATAGTTTTAATAAAAATACTTTTCAGAATTTAAAATTTTTTGACAGTTTTAATATAAAAAAGAAAATAGCAAATACTAGTAAAGCTTATAGATATATTAAACATAACTCCAATACACAAACTAGAAAATTTAGTACACAACCTAGAAAATTTAGTACACAAACTAGAAAAGCACTAGCTAGAAAACCTCGCGCTAGAAAACCTAAAATGAAAAAACCTAAAAAATAAAATTATTAATTAATTGTTAAAAATATATTATATGTATTTTATATATTTAACTATGAAATTAGAATTAATTATATTTGCTATCACGTCCTTTTTAGTTGTAAATTCATATTGTGAAAACAAATATATTCAGAAAATTATATCATATAAAAAATATTTTGAAATGGGAACTTATGCTTTTGTTGGATTTTCACTATATTTAATGGTAAAGAAAAATCCAAATCAGTCAAGAAGTATGATGAGTCAAGTAAGTAATATTATAAAACATATGCCAATTGATAGAAATGCATCATCCATGTTAACACCATTATTTGATATCAATGATAATATTAATGGCGAAACAACCGGATTATTAAGTAGTTTTATTGCACCACAACAAAAAAGAATGTTAAATTCAGGAAATGAAACAACAAAGCGTAGTGTAAGTGAAACAAAGAAAAAATGGGTTGCTTCTCAACAAAATTGGAATTGTGGATTATGTAATTCTCAATTACAAGCATGGTTTGAAGTAGATCATCGCATTGAATTAGAAAATGGAGGATCTAATCATGTTAATAATTTAATTGCTTTATGTAGAGATTGTCACGGAAAGAAAACAATGATGAGCAGACTTTAGTAAAACAAAATAAACGATTGTAAATATACTTATTTTCTAATTGAATTGTATAGAGATATGTCTAGTTCAAAATCAACAAATATTAGTACGGTTTCTACAATTAGTACTTTAAACGAATCTGTATCAAAGATGCCATCATATATCAATAATAAATATATTAATTATAGAAAATTTATTTTACTTTTGATATTTAGTCTAGTGTTTTTTCTATTACTTAAATATGTTTATAAAAATGGTTATATTAACTTTATTAGTGACAATAAAGAAATGAAAGCGTTATTTCTGTTATTTATTTCAATATTTTTTATTGGAATGCTTTATATTACTTATAGTTTATCAGCAATGGATGAAAAAAAACGCAAAGGAGTTGTGCCAACTGGGTATACTCCTGACAATAGCATTGTACTTTATCCATACATTGTTACTATTTTAATGTTTTTTGTAGGTATTATTTGCATTTTATTAATAATGTATGGTTTAGCAAAAGGTATGGATAAATATCCAGATGTACTATCTACGGTAACGGGAACAATACTACTATTAATTGTAGCAGTTGGTATATATGGTATATATGCTATATTTATTAAAAATGGAAAGAAACCAAAATCTTTACAGACATCTCCTGGTGGTATAAGATTATTAACAAATATTTCAATATATTCTTTATTTTGTTTATATTCTGACATTAAACAATTTATATTGGACGAATATAAAAAAGCTCCAAAAGAAGTATGGGGTATTTTAATTATTGAAATAGTATTAATATCTATATATTTAATTTTACCATATTTAAGAAAAATAATATTATACATACTTTGTCGTGATGCTAAGTATTTATTAAATAATCCGATATATTTAGACAGACAGAAAGAAGTAGGTACGTCAAAAGATTTATACGGGTCAAATGTTGAAGATGCCGATTATATTTATAATTATTCAATATCTTTCTGGTTTTATGTAAATCCTACAGCAAATGATGATAATTATTACAATATATTAACTTATAATGGAAAACCTTTAGTAGAATATAATCAACATAAAAATAAATTAAGAATAAAAACAAAAGAAGGGCGTGATAAAGAAACTATTATATATTTAGACAATAATGTAGAAACTCAAAAATGGAATCATGTAGTAATCAATTATCAATCCAATACGCTGGATATTTTTATGAATAATGAATTAGTAACTACCAAATATAAGTTAAGTATGCCATATATGGGATATGATAATATAATAGTAGGCCAAGACAACGGTATAGAAGGGGGTGTTTGTAATGTATTATACTTTAAGAGAAATATTCCAAAAAGAGATATTTCTTTGATATATAATTTATGTAAATATCAAAACCCGCCGATAATTTAGAAAAATTCTTATCAGTATATATACATATGGAACCTAAGTCTATAATTATTGTTGTATTAGTTTTAATGTTATTATATGTAATTGTAAGAACTATTACTTATCCGTCAGGATTAACATCAAAAACCGATGCAAAAACATTACAAACCGTAAGCTCAGATGATTTAGAAAGTAGTAATACTTCTAGTGTAAATTTCGCATATTCTATATGGTTTTATGTGGATGATTGGAATTATAAATATGGACAAGCTAAAGTTATATTTGGACGTTTAGATCAAAATAAAAAACCATGTCCTACAATTGTGTTAGCACCAACTCAGAATAATATTAATGTGTCAATGACTGTTTATCCCAGCTCAAATAATTCATCTGAAATTATTCATTCGTGTGGTGTTCATAATATACCAATCCAGAAATGGGTAAATGTTATAATTAGTGTATATAATCGTAGTTTAGATATATATGTTGATGGTAAATTAGTTAGAACATGTATGTTACCTGGGGTACCTAAAGTAGATAATAGTTCTAATGTTTTAGTTACACCAGGTGGTGGATTTTCAGGCTATACTACCAAATTACAATATTGGGATGAAGCGCTTGATCCTCAAAAGGCATGGAATGTTTATAAATTAGGCTACTCTGATGGGTTCTTGAGCTTTTTTAATAAATATGAAGTTAAACTTTCAGTATTTGATGATGGTGTAGAAGAAACTACAATAACATTTTAAGAAAAGTATAATATATAAAATTATTTATATTATTTTATATATATAAGAATATGGCAAATGATTTAACAAATTTTCAAGATTCAAATAGTGCAATAATGAATTTCGCATTTGTAATTATGGTTATTATTGTATTTGTTATTGTATTACAAATGAGTATTACCTTCTTATCATCTATATTTAATAATACTAAAGGCAATCCCTATTTAATTAATGGAATGGTTCAAGGAAAAAATATGATAGAAATTGAACAAGATCCAACGAATTCAGATTCAGTTACACTTGTACGTTCTAATAATGAAAATGATGGGGTAGAATTTACATACTCTACTTGGATATTTATAGATGATTTAGAATACAATAAAGGACAATTTAGACATATATTTCATAAAGGGGATGATACAATGAATTATGATGATGATACAATTGGTGCTGGATTAAGTTATCCAAATAATGCACCTGGTTTATATTTAGCACCTTATAAAAATGATTTAATTGTAGTTGTCAATACGTTTCAAAATGTAATAGAAAAAGTAGTTATTCAAAATATTACATTGAATAAATGGAT